GGATACCATACTGTGCCTGATGCAAATAAATCTGCAACAGCGTTTACACGTGCTATCTTATCGTTACCCCTAGAAGGTGTAAACTCTTGTACAGGTATGCCCATTTGTCTTAATTCAAATATCAAAGGTGAACCAGCAGCTTTTGCCTCAACAATAAAAGCATCAGGCATCCATTGTTGATGTTCTTCAAATGCTCTACGTTTCAATTCAGGGAACTCCATTCTTTCTTGAAATGCATCCAGCAATATAACTTGTGGAGCAGGATAGCCATTCTCACCTTCTTTATAGAATACACCCCATGTAGTACATGCAGAGAAGTCAGAGCGTTGTGTTTTCAAGAAAGCGGTATCCCATGATTGAATAATAAATTCACATGCTGGAGGTTCTTTGTATTCCCACTCCTTCCACCATTCACGTTTAACGATAGCACTCTCTTCAGATACAGGGTTTTGTTGATACTGCGCTTCCCAATGCGATATAGGTAGAGTTGCCTTAATCTTCTCAAGTTCATCTACTTTCCAGTATTCTTCCCACAGACTTCTGCCTGATGGCAATATAGCTGGCAGTTCAATAACTTCCCACTCATCACTATTGTCTCTAGTAGCTGCATCCTTAAGTATAGAACCACATAAGTCTTTCTTACCCCATCTAGTCATAACAATGATAATCGCACCACCCGGCTGCAAACGCTGTCTTGGACCGGATAAATACCAGTCGTATGTGCTTTCGAAAATTTTTGGATCAGCAGACTGTCCTTGTTGTTCTGAGTGTGGGTCATCAATAATTAACAAATCCGCACCACGACCTGTGACCGCACCGCCAACTCCGATTGAAAAATATTCACCGCCACCCGATATATCAAATCGTCCAGCTGCTTTAGAATCGAGATTCAAACTAACGTCTGGAAATATATCCTGATACTCCTCGCTATCAATAAGGTTACGTACCATTCTACCGAAACGGAGAGACAGTTCAGCAGTATGTGAAGCCATAATAATCTTCTTATGCGGTTGTCTACCAACTATCCATGCTGGTAGTAACCACGATGTTAACTGTGACTTACCAAACCTAGGAGGCATGTTTATCATCAAGCGTTTACATTCACCATTAGCTACACGTTCAAAAGCTTCAGCCATCTTTCTATGATGCGCTCCACACATAAACTCTTGCCATACAGAATCAGCAAAGTCTAAGAAACTATCTTGCGACTGTTCTCTTACAACTGCCTTCTCTAAATTAACTATGAGGTTGTCAAGTTCCTTACGTTGCGGTCCATTAAGCTTAGCAAGATTGTCATCTGTAAGATGACCCATAACCTCTCTCAACTGTTTCTGTGATATACCCATATGTAGTATTGTCAACCATATTACAACTCTATATACTGTAGTGCAAGGGTATCTCCAGAGGACAGTCTTACACTCTCAACAAATCCTGTCCATTCTACCCCGTGAGGCTGGTTAACAGCTATTAGGAACTATCATAGACTAGCCTCACATCCCCAAAATTATATGCAAAATTTTTCTAGCCCTGTGAACCTAGAGCGTTTATCTGTGATTAGGGGGGTGGGGTATGTAAATACTTTGTTAAATAAAACTCATTTTTTACTGTGTGAAAATTTGAAACAGTATGTATATGTGTGTGTGCGGAGTCCCGCTTGTGTACAGGGGGGGTGGGGTGTCGCTAAAACTGTGCGCGCCTACGCAGGAAATGTGTAAACACATTGGTATGCGTCACCTGCGCAGTTTGGAGAAGGTTTAAACAGTTCCCTAGTGTAAAGATGAATCTTTATCGGTCTGTTCTTTGCCAAGCAGTTTACTGATACGAGTCATTATCTCATCGGATGATTCCTTATTGGTATCTGAGACTTCTAGTCTCTCGGTATATAAGTTAGCAACCTTGCCTCGGTAGTGTTCAGCAGTTACTGCTGAGCCTATCTGCCCTGTATCAACCGCTTTGTCCCTTAGTTTTGCCAGTTCATCGAGGTGTGATTCCCTATCAATGAGACTTCTAGTCTCTTGCTCCGCCAATATCCTTGCGATTTCGTCTTGTATATCAGCTTTTTTGGACAGTCTGTAGCCTTGCTTATCTGCACTTGTACCGCCCTTGTATCCGGCTAGTTCTGCGCTTTTGCCATTGGAATAGCCTTGAGCCTTATACCTAGCAAATAGACGCTCTTTAACGCTTAGTGTACCTATGGGATTCTTAGTCTTTTGATCTGTCATAGAGGTATGATAAATCATACCTAAACGTAGATCAATTCGTTTCCTTCGGCAACCCCACATTCAATCAGTAGTTGACGTGCATAATGTCCTACGCTACCATACGGAATGTTGAGAAGATTTAAACTGGATGACGGATTGGTTTAAACCCCTTGAACGTAGTGAAAGGGGATTTAAACCTAATCCTCTGAACAAAACTCAAACAAACTGGAGAAAATTATGATTAATTACGAAGTAATAAGAGGCGATTCAGCTTTAGATGACCGCAGTCTGATGGCGATTAATGGTCGCTACGTGGTTCAGGTTCAGGGTGAGGTAGTCACGCTCAGTCCTTTCAGGATTACGTCTGACTACTACATGAGAAAGGTTAACACCTTTCTTAAGGACAATGGATTCGACACAAGAGTTGTGCGTGAGTCTGAAAGACTGCGCCTGAAACTCTTGGATTGCTACTCTGCTGATGAGCCTTTTTGGAGGTACATGGACTGTGAGTGTGATCTTGCGGATGCACGAATTTACGAAGTAAATGAGGCTGACGAGGATTATGCAAGCTATGACGAGGAACTGGGTGACCACAGGATAGAATATCCTGACACTGGTTATTTTGCTTAACAATTTGTTTAAATAACTCTCTGAACATAGTGAAGAGAGTATTTAAACTAAACAACTGGAGAATACTATGGAAAATTATACTGATCGTGAAGCTTGGCTCACCGAAGGTGCTGATCAACTGATCTCTACCTTTGAGAAATACGATGTTAGTTGGAAGGACATGCCACCCTACAGGGTGTCTGTTGGATATGCACCTCGTCACCGAGGTGGGAAGGTGCTTGGTGTCTGCATACATGCTGATGCATCAAGTGATAATCACTTTGAAGTGTTTATCAATCCTGTGATTGATGATGGCTTTCAAGCATTGGAGATACTTGCACATGAACTTGTTCATGTGGTGGATAGAAATGAGAATGGTCACAAGGGCAGATTTGCTCGCTTAGCGAGAAAGATTGGTCTTGAGGGCAAGCTTACCTCTACCCATGCCGGTGAGGGGTTGAAGGAGCAGATTGATGATGTGCTTGGTCTCCTAGGAGACTACCCACATGGAGCAATCGATATTGACTTCACTAAGAAACAATCCACTAGGATGCTGAAAGTATCCTGTGGTAGTTGTGACTTTCACTTTCGTACAAGTCGCAAGAACGTAGCTATGCTAGATATGGAAACTGCACCATGTCCGGCTTGTGAGCAGACTGATACTCTGTTCGTTGTTTAAACGCAGTTAATTGGAGATACACATGAATGTAGATTTGATACTCAGCATTGCTGAAAGTGCTAAAGCAATGTTTGGTTTCCCTTGCACATTGGATACTCTCACCGATGGTGAGCGTAGGGTTCTTAAAAAGTTAGCAGTTGCCTATGGCAAACGTGCTAGTCAGATGTCCGATGAGGAACTCATCGCTCTGTACAACGACATTGATATCGCTCAGCTAAAAGCTGATGCGGATGATGGCGATGGCGGTGATGGTGAGCCACATGATGCAGATGATGCAGATGGTGAAAAGGATGATTCTTCCGAGTCCGAGTCCGAGCATGAGTCTGATAGCGATGGTGAGTCTGATACTCCTCCGGAGTATGAGCCTAAGAACGCTCTTGAGAAAGAGATCGTTGATATCATCAAGAAGGTGCATCCAACATTGGATGATGGTTGCCACGATGGTGTCAATGAAAAGGTGATCGTTGATTTGATTGAAAAACATGGCGGTGGTAAGACTGTGGTTGAGATACCCAAGCCTAGCGGTGCGGTTGAGTTTGATGGTCTCATGCATGAGAAGTTGCCACAGGTACTCAAAGCCTTGATACGTGGTGATAACGTACTTCTTGTAGGCGGTGCGGGTAGTGGTAAAACCACAATGGCTACGCAGTTGACAGACATGTTAGGCAAAGCCTTTGACCAAGATGATTATCAATTTGGTATGTCAGGTGCTATGTTCCAAGCTTACGAAGTAAGAGGTTACATGGATGCCAATGGCAACTACGTTGAGTCCTCATTCGTTAAGTGCTTTCGTGATGGTGGTTTGTTCCTGTTCGATGAAATCGATGGTTCTAATCCACAAGCATTGGTTGCTCTCAATGCATCTATGGAGAATGACGTAGCTGACTTCCCATGTGGAGTGGTCAAGAAACATCCGAACTTCCGCTTGATTGCATGTGCCAACACATATGGTAGAGGTGCAGACAGAGAGTACGTAGGTAGGAATCAACTTGATGGTGCAACCATTGACAGATTCAAGCCAGTCATCAGCCTTGACTATGATGAAAAGCTTGAGTTGAAGATCAGTCCTGATAGGAACTTTACGAAGATCGTACAGAAATTACGTAAGGCAAAGGATGACATGAAGATACGTTGTGTCATATCACCTAGAGCAAGCATCAAGGGTGGTCGTGCAATACTTGATGGATGTGACATGGAGGATGTGCTTAGTCAGTACGTATTTGGTGGCTTGGATGATGATACTGTGAAGAGGATTCGTACCGAAGCTGGTGTGTAAGACTGTTTAAACAAGGAGAAAGTTATGGCTAATAATAATTTTGCTATGAGGTTTGAGACCTTTGATGAAATGTTAGGGTTCTTAAAAGACCCTAACATACCTAGATGGAAGGGTAGATGTGCATCTGATGATGCCCCTGACAAATGGAGTGGTAACGTAGACGTTACTGGTGCTATGGAACTCGCAGAATTTGGGTGGAAAGATGGTAGGCAACACATGTCTGACGAATTGGATATGGCTCATGCATCTACGTCATTCGAGAGACTGCCATCACATGAGTACAACGTAGCCGGATACATGCCTAACATACCTCTGTATGTGTCAGGTTG